TGCGATGCGGTTATCGCAACCCGGTATGCCTAAAAAGAAATCGCAGAAATTAACATTCCGCATCTTGCCTCTAAAAATCCAGACATCTTGGCTAAATCGCTCATTATGTAATTTAAGTCCTCCGATTTTATCATCCCATCTGCTTAAAGCTATGCATTGTCTTTCGGTTAAATTTAGAATACTCAGCGTATGATTAAAATAAATATCTGTATTGGCAACCATTGAAATATCATCTCTGCTTGTAACTGTCCTATCAATAAGATTAAAAAAGTCCCGATAGGTAGGTCGCTTAAATGGTATAATTACTAATTTGTCAGAATTTGGCAACTCTACAATGCCTTCAACAAACAGATAGATTTTATCAATGTGGACATTGTCTATATTCTTATTGAGACAGTAGATTAATTCTTTTTGCCTAACTGCGCTTTTATCCGTATAAATACTTGTAAATAAGTTTACCATATATATTTTATTAAACCAATTACCGCGAGTAAAAAGAAGCTAAATCCTAATAACACAAAACCTCCTACTATCATATGAAATAAAAACCTTACTATTTTCATATTAAAAGATTGCTATGCCTGTTCCGGTATGATGCCCTATTTCTGTTAAATCATATTTCTCATTTTTTAATCCATCCCAGAAATTAGTCATTTCATTGTTTAAATAGATGTCATCAAACATCACCAATCCTTTGTAATTTATCTTGTGCAGATGGTTAACAAAGTGCTGCTCAAATGTCCCGTCATGATAAGTATCTAAGATGATAAAAGGAGCAGTAATCTCATCCTTTAAAACATCGCCTTTGATAAACTTAATGTTGGGTATTTTAATATCCGCAATCTCTGGCTGATGTACTAGGTCATAGCTGAGAACCTTATTCTTTTTATTAAACGATAGCGCAATGGCAGAGCTGCCCTGATAGCTTCCGATGTCTAATAAAGTCACGCCCTTATAAAGTTGGCTGATATACACTAGTAATCTGTAATGTTCTAGTCCTGCATCCATATAGAACCAACTTTTCGGAAATCCAAAATCATCTGTACTTTTTAAATACTCTTCTAGATTTATTGCATTTAATTCCTCTGCGGTAACTTGTAATATCTTCTCAATCATACTGCTTTAGTAATAGGTTATAATTTTTGTGATACTTATCTATGGCGTGATAGCCTATTGAGCCATACTCAAATTCTGTTTCTACCGCAAATTGATTGCATGTTAACTTATTAGGTAACTTATAGCCTAAGTGTCTCATTTTATTGCAAAAGTAAATATCCTCATTACCATGTTCTGCCATTCCTTTGTATCGATGATTTAAGCAAATCTCATACATGACTTTAGGATTGCGAATACTTAAACCGCCATTCATGCAACCCGGTATGTTCTTTATCCAGGATCCTATAAAATCCCATTCTAAAAACTGCTCAATCCCTTCTTTAAGCAACCCAGAATCATGCTGAAATATTAGCAGCCGATCATAACGGCATCCCTGCCAAAAAGATGGATTTGTAAGAACTGCATTGTAATCCTTGGCAGACTTTAAAGAATAGATACCTCCAGCATAAGGCGGTTGAATATGCATAATATCCCAAGACTTTGGTATAAACCTTTGATGTCTTTGGATTGCTTCCTTAGCTATATCTTCCCGATCATCAATGATTATAGCGGCGTAATTCATTTTAATAAATCTTTTTTGTCTTTTGATTTGTTATCCCAAAACATTTCACACTTACCATCTTTGATAGGCGGCTTTGAAAAATAATATTGCCAAATGCCACGATTGGCAGTAAAGCGATAACAATCATTTTTTAAATCGCATCCGAACCCAGAACACATTGTAATGTCGCTCATACTAATTCCTTGTTGTAATTATGATGGCTTTTTAAATAGGTAGGTAAAACCGATTTGTCAAATGGTACAGGATTCCATAAGTTTAACGCTACACAATGCACATCACCAAATTGACTATTAGGTGTCCATCTGTAATAACAATGATTTAACCAATCCTTGCGCACCTCATGAGCATGTCCGAATACATTATACTTGTATCTCATAATTGGCTCTGGTTGACAAGTGCTAAAATGGTAAATGGTTTGTTTTAAGTTTAAATCTTGAGTATGTTCTGCTCTGTGCAGATTCTCTAAGCGAATCGGTCTAAATCCATCATAACAAGCATAGTTAAATGACCGCCAAAAGTTTACAAAGCCATCAATTCCATAAAACCTATCTACGCCCCAATAAGCATACTTAAAAGAGGCTTGTAACTCATCGGATTTATAAACCTCATCCGAATCTACTGTCAAAACCAAATCATAACCATCAGAGTATTTATACTTGACGGATCTATGGTCATTTTCTGCGCCATACCGATCTGCTCTGTCCCAAATCATTTTATCGCCTAGTACATCTTGACAAATGCTAAAAATGTAACCCTCTGAATCAGGGCATTGTAATAGGCTTCCATGTCCTTGGCTTGGCATCATGCTATAAGCAATCACCATTTTATCAACATGCTCTACAACTGACATTAAAGCCTCACGCAAGTAATCACCTGCATAGTGTATAGTCATAAATCCAAGTACTTTAATTTTGCTCATAGATGTATATTAAATTCTTGACCATTTCGTCAAATGTATAATTAGCCTTTACAAACTCATTGCCCTGCTTTGCTATTGCCTTGCGCTCATCATTATGAGCATCATCCAAATAATAGTTAATTAAATTTAGCAACTCAGGTAAGGTGTTCCAAACTCTAACATGAACGCCATCAATGAATGGCATATTAGGATATGACTTGCATAAGCAAAATGCCCCTGAGCCTAATATTCTGTAAATCCTGTCGGAAGTATATGAATCTACATCGTAATGGCTAAGATTGATTGCTATTTTAGTGGCCCTATATGCTTTTGATTCCGCAGCTTGTGAATGGTTATAATTACCTGCAACATTAAACCAGTTGTTCCCATAAACGCCATACATCTGTCCGAAATACTTATGTAGCATTGTATTCATCTCAATTCGCAATTTGCTTAACGGAAATTGAGCCTGTCCGTAATTATTGCCAAAAAATGAAACCTCTCTGCATGTGCCGACCTCTCCATCTGGTGTATAAATTTCAGGATCGTATCCTATTTCTAAATATCCTCCATTTACTACATTAGCAACATCGCGCATATTGGAAAACAAAGTCTTATCAATGTAAGGTGACATCTCAATCATCCATGCCGGTGTTTGATCCCTAATGTCACCATTCCAGTTACAAATCCATGCGCCTGTTTCGCGCATCTGCTTAACTGTTTCAATATGGATAATATTAGGTGCTTGGATTTGCATGAAGATTATATCGGGCCTAAACTCTCTGGCAATTCTGACCGCCTCCTGATTTACATCTTTTGCGCCTGTGCTTAACTCAATGTAATCATCACAATTTGCAATAAAGGCTTTACGTGCCGAATCATTGGGGGGAGGCGCAACCATTAATCCTAAATGGAAAATTCTCATATTTTACGGATATTATCCCAATCTCTCAGGAACTCTAATATTGACGGGTAATTTATACGACCTGCACCGCACTTTCTGCGAACATGAATCCAACCATTTATAACGCCAATACAGATTTTATACTCTTCATTCTTGTATAATCCTGCTTCACCGATAAAGTTGGCTTTAAACATAAAACAAATGTAATTTATTTTAATAACTTAATGAAACAAAAAAAACCTGCCGATTTCTCGACAGGCTTCCCCATAAACACTAAAAAAGTTAGCTTGGATTTGCATTAAGTGAACCAGTCACGTAAGCATCAGTATAGTAGATAGGTAAAGCAACTCTACCCTCAACACGTACTGTAATCTTGTTCTCACGAACGTTAGTACCATCTTCCTCAAAGAATCTAACAATAGGATTCTCACGTACAAATAGCTGCGCACCTTTAGCCCAGTCTCCAACGATGTACTTAGAATCACTCATTGCAGTAGACTTAAAGATAGGAACTCCAGAGATAAACAACTGACCATTAACAAGATCAACTGCAACTCCACCTGGCAATGTGTAATCATTGGTAGTTCCTCTAGTAAGCATTAAAGCATAAAACTGCTCTGGACTTAACAAGATACCATTTGCAGAGTGGTTATTGCTTTCAACTTGTGCAATTGAATCTAGCAACTTCTCAACCTGAATAGTACGAAATCCTGAGTAAGCCTCAGCGTTAGTAATTAAACCACCTAGCTGCGGAGATACACCAGTACCATTTAATAGTTGATTATCTTCTGCATCTAAATACTGCTCTAACAAGCGGCTTTGAAGATAAGAACGCATAGCAGAAATATCATCTAACGCCTTGCGAGTAATACGCAAGAAACCTGCGATGAATTCACTTGGTGCAACCTCTTCTGTCAAATCGTAATCAATCTGTGATTTTGTTCCAGAGTTATCTAAGAACGGAGATACAGAACCTTCAGAACCTGTCTCTTGCAAGTAGTGAATTGCAGATGTAGTCATAACTCCAGTTGGAAGTAATGATCTGATGTGCAACTTACGCGGCGCAGCAGGAATAATACCCGGTAGCAACTGTACGTTTGCAGCTTCAAGATTAGTGATGTTAGCAAGTGACATATCGCCAACAGTCTTTAACTCCATTGCAAACTGCTTGATTTCTTTTCTACGAAATTTCTCCAAGTTATCAGAGTTCTCATCCATTGCAGTAGCGAATGCCTGATTGAAAGAAATTGGTGTTGCTTCTTTAGCTTCCATTTTCATTCTGTTAGCTTCTGATTTCGCTTCTAGCAATGCTTTGTCCATTGCATCAATTCTAACACTTGTAGATTTTTGCAATTCTTCTAGCTTTAAATCAGCTGCCTTAGTAGCTTCGCTGATAGCGTTTGCGATGATAGTCTTTGCTTCATCTAATGTTTTGGCTTTGTTTGCATCTAGCAACTCCTGAGCCTTTAATTCTAAATTGTCCATTTCTAATTTTTTAAGACGTTAATTAAACTTGTTAATATATTCGGCTCATCAGTTTTAGGAGTGGACTTTACCGGCTCTTTATCTAATAGTGAATTTTTTCCTAAATTGAAGGCTTCTAGTTGGAACTGCTTTAATGCAATTTCCAATCTGCCAAAGCCTTCATCCGTTAAGCTACCATCTTTTAATAGCTTAATCATTTTACCAATCTGATCGTTAATCTCTGCCATTGTCAAGGATTTAAATCCTGTAAATGGAGTATTTGGATTAGCACCTAGAGTTACATTTGATCCTTCGTATAACTTAATCTCTTTAATCATGCGCATTCCTGTCTGCTGATCATAGTCTGATTTAATGGTACTAAACCCAATCGAATGCTGAACAACAATACCCTCTGCATAAAGAATCATTGCATCCTTTCCGTAGCTTGTAGGTGCAATCTTACTTTCAAAGTAAATACCTTTCTCCTGCGCCTCTAATACCATAGGTTTGCCATGCGGTTGAGCGTAGTTATGCTGATTTAAAAAGAATATCTCATTTGATCCCATCGGGCCGCGTTCTGCAATTGTCTTTGTCGCTGCGCCTGGCATTATTATATCATCATCATAATCCATATTCCCAAAACTCGCAAAGTAACCGGTAACAGTCATCCTTTCGGGATCCATGTCCTTAATCTCGGCTTTATAGTTTTTGTATTCCAATAATCCTTTCATAATTGAAAATTTATGTAAATATAGTTTTATTCATTATCAATTTCATTTAATTTTCTAATTGCCCATTCAACACCTGCCGTTCCGCCCCATGCATCCCACATTAAACCACCGCAACCCTCTGAATATGGAACATCTGCATGTTGTTGATGTCTTTTAAATGATGCCATTCTAGCAATCGTGTCTCTAGACAAAGGTTCTCTATTAGCTAACTGTCGGGCCCTAGCTTTGCCGACTGGCGTTCCGCATTCGCCCCATCCGTTTGCCTCAACCCATTTTAAGGCTCTTTTTGCGTTATTAGTTGCTGCTTGTGGATAATCAGTATAGGTTTTAGCTTTTTTTAGATAAGGTGCAGTTCTCGGTTTTAGTATCGGTAAACCATCTGCATCCTTTATAGCTTCGGTAGCCATTACACAACGACAGTTAACAACCTCAGCAGCAGGTGCGCCAACCTCACCCGGGTACATCATTGGAACGCCGCCAACCATAAATGGCTGATTTAATGCTATACGATCTCTTGTCATTGCCAGATGTGAACGCCTAGTTCTAGCATCTCTGGTATTAATCCAAAACTTTTGCACTTCGTAATCAGAACTCTCAGCACCCATGTTTATTCCAAAGTTTGCGGTTTTTGTTGATTCGGTTCTAGCTATTACCAAAGACCTTGCTCTGTTATATGCAGGATCGTTTAATGTTTCTTGAAATAATTTAGCCTGATCTCGTCTGGACAAATTTTGTCCTAAAATATTAGATAATAAGTTATTAATAATATTCCTTGTTGTATCATCAATACCCTGAACTGTAGTGCCACCAACAAGCCTAAAGAAATTTACCATTTCCTCATACCATGCGGCATTAAAGAAATCTATAATAAAATCCTTTTTGTTTTTTGGTACTGAGTTGCGAATCCAGTCATAGGAAAATGTCGCAGCTGATACCCCAACCTTGGTGTATATCTTTTCTAAGCCAGAATACAAAGGTTTCTGCTGAACTAGGAACTCAATGTATAATTCGATATTATCAAAGTTGTCCTCATTCACAAAATCTGCGACTACACCTGTCTGATCATCTAGTGCCTTCTTGATGATAGGATAGGCATAAGCCTCATACTCTTTATGTAGCTTTAAATATGTTTTATGATATTTAACACTACTTGCCATTGATTGTAGCATTGTTATACGCCGCATCTAGTGAGAGTTCTTCAATCGGAACTAGATTAGCCGGTACGTAAATATTTCCCATCTCTTTAGTGCTAATCTTATCATATCCTTGAGCAATACGCTTTTCATCAGGCGTTATCCAATAGGAATTAGCTAACCATGATGTAAGCCTTTCCATATCCTCCTGCATCTCTGGATAACTACTAAAATCAAAATCAAAATAGTATTTCTTTCCGTATGCCTTGGCGTAAGGTTCGCACACAAACTTATTTATTGCATCTCTAATCTTGCGAGATAGCGGAGCGGTTGCGTTATAGATTAATTGCTTAGAGGCCCAACCCATGTTATTATCTGTTGATGCGGACTCACTACCTGAGAATTGGATTGGCACGTGAAACGCTGCATATATCTTTTTAGTGTCAATATTTAGAGATTCGATTAACTGCAAATCAGTTGATGGCATTCCTATTTGTGTCCATTTCAAAGGCCCTGAACTTGGGAAGATACGATCCATCAAAGTTTCGCCACGCTTTGCTTCTACAAACTTTTCTTTTAGAACATTCATTTGATCTTTTGTCAAACTTGCGCCAGGGCCATCTGGTGAGATAAAACCATAAGCACCGCCATTGCGGATCTGCTTTAATAGTTCACTATCACCTTCATTTTCCTTTAATACGTTTCTGTAAATAGCTTTGATTGGTGATTGTCCATATAACTGCGCTCCTGTTAGCGTAAAGTCAGGATTAAAGGATTTAAAATGCACAACTTGGTGAGCTGGGATTGGAACTTCAGTCATGTAAACCGACCGCATTTGATAGCCTTTGATAGGCTCAAACATTCCGCCAGAGATAATCTCAATAAACTGACTAGGCAAAGAATACAACTGAGACCAGATTTGTTTCTCGGTCATTGCAGGATCTTTACCATTTCCGAAAATATATCCATCGCCTGTGCATAAGAAGAACCCAGCAAGATCAGTCATCCATTCCTCATAAGTCTGTTGCGGATTAGGCTTGGCTAGTAAGTCAAGAATAGGATTACTTTCTACTTGGTTAAACATCTGCTCTTTAAGTTGCAAAGTCCGCATCTTAGCAGTTGGGCCCTCAGCCATTGACATGTTCTCAAAAACCTTTAAATGCTTTTTAGTTACCCCATCCTTAATCTCATAAAGCGAATAAGCGCACTCAGCTATCTTCTTAGAGATAATATCAATGCAGGTATAGATGTCAGCGTTTTTCTTAAATCCTTCTTCAACAAATTTTACCTTATCCTCAAAGTCAACTATTACCTGATTATTCCCTATCCAACCAAATACATTTTGATTGTAAAGATTAGCAGTTATCTGTTGCTGAAGTCCTGGCATTAAAGCCTCTAGCTGAGTGGTAGCTGCCTTCTCAATGTCAGCTTTGAATATCTTAGAAAATACGCTCATGTTAATTCCAATCAAATGAATATTCTTGTTTAATTTTAGATGCTAACTTATTCAATGCCACATACCTCAACGGATCAATGAGGTGATTAAAAGAATCAATAGGCTCATTCAGCATCCTGCCTGTTTTATCTTTTTTCCAAATGTAACTAAATAATTCCTTTTTTAGATTATGGCTATTTGCAGTAATATTTAATTTATATCTTTTAAGAATGTCAATGCCTTGCTTGATACTGTCGGGTCCTTTCATCGCGCCATGTATGTTAAAACCTTTGGCGTAGATTTCTTGAATAGATTTAGGCTCTGCGCTATCCGCAATAATCTCTTGATCTTCCGTTACTCCAAATTCTCGCAGCTTCCGACAAATATCCATGTTAGTTAGTCTTGTCTCATAACACATCTCATTTACCCATAACTCGCCGCCTGACTTGTAAACCTCTATTATGCCAGTCGGATCATTCGTGAAACCAAAGTCAATGCCATAGCTAATCAGTTCCGCATTCTCTGGGATCCGTTCACAAATCGACCAATTCCTAAAGATAACGCCCTCAATCTTACCAGTCAAACCTCTGGCATATACTCGCCATAGTTCTAAGTCTAATTCTTTTATCGCTTCGATTCTATTATGATCCTCCTGAGATATAAATGGATTATGCCTGTGATCTGAGATTATTAGCTTAGTATCTGGCTGACCAATTAATTTAGTATGCACCCAGAACTCATTAGTCGGGTTGTAGTCAATGTAGATTTGATTCTTTGTCCTAATAGCTAACTGCCAATAAATCTGATAGCTTATTCCATTAGCCTCATTCACAAATAGATATTCACGCTTTCCATTCTTAGCGGACTGCTCATTTTCGAATGATACAAACTCAATCAAAGAACCATTCTTAAAATAGATAATTCTTTCGGTTCTATTCCAGAATTTTAACTGGGACTGTAAATATTTGTTATCTGCAAAGATATTCTCCGCATCCCGGTACGCACCTTTGCGTAAGTTAGGTAATGATTCACCAGCAACTGTAATGACTGACCTTTGCTCTGTGACTGCTTTATAAAATAGCAGTTGCATAATTGAGTACGTTTTGCTAGAAGATGTACCGCCCTGGTTAATTAATACTTTCTCTTTAGCGTTATAATTCTCATAAAAGACAGGAGAGGATTTAAACATTATCTATCTCATTTTCATTATTGGCTAATGGGGGAGCAGTATTGTAAATAACTGGAGCAGGGATACTTAACAATAGATCGCCATCCACAGAAACCTCTTGCTTTGGTTTGCTCCATCTGTATTCCATAAACATTTTAAGAGCTGCCATATCGCCCTCCTC